TACAAAAAGCCTGCGAGATACACGACAAAGAAGCAGTTCTTTACATAAACGTAAACGCCCCTAATGTTGGCGGCAATCCTACCTTTAAACACGCTTACGGAGATGTGATGCTGAACGATTACGCTTATAAGATGCTCAGACCTTTACTAATGGAGTTTGACTTTATCTATGATGTGTTACCATACCGAAACCAAAGATTAGATTACGACCTAGACAAGTTTAGGAGCATAGGAATGAATCTAGCAGCCTACGATATAAAACGATGGTATGCTTTAGCCTTTCCTGAATTAACGAATGTAAACTACTCAGAGCGGATATTGCACATTGATACTATGCCAAATGATTACATAGTGGTAAATAGAACTGAACGCTATCAAAATCCAAATATAGACTACACTATTCTAAACGACCTTAAAGAAACAATTTACTTTACAGGTTCAAGTGCTGAGTATTCAATATTCAGTCAAAAAGTTAACTGCAAGTATTTAGCAGTTGAAAACTTCTTAGACTTAGCAAGGATAATAAACAACTCAAAGCTATTTATCGGGAATCAATCAATGAACTTTGCCATCGCTGAATCGTTAAAGTGTAGGCGAGCATTAGAGATATGCTACTATGCGCCCAACGTAATACCTGCGGGTGGAGAATATTACGAGTTATGGAATACTGAAGGATTAATTAATGCAATAAAATGAGAATACTATTAGTTACAGGTCAAAAAATAATGGGTGGCGAATACCACAGATTAATCGTTCCTCATTCTAAAATGCACTTGCACGGACACGAGGTCAGCCAAATGACAAGAATCGACCACGTTCCTGAATCGCAGTTGTCGCAGTTTGATTTAATTATCGCCAGCAGGTCAATCTCTAGAATAGGCAACGAAGAAAACGTATGGAAGATTCTAAAACGATTAGGCATCCCCGTGATAATAGATACGGATGACCATTATCAGTTAAGCGATAGCCACGTGCTTAAAAAAGAGTGGAAATTAAACCATAGGGCAGAGGCATTGATTTACAACTTTAGCCAAGCAGATGCTATAATGGTGACTACTCCTTACCTTAAGTATGTGGTGTCGCAGTTTAACAAAAACGTAGAAGTCTTCCCAAACACAATCGATTTTGAGCAGCCTCAGTTCATACCTAACCCAGAGATTGCAGCAATGAAATCCGAGTTGGTAAACATTGGATGGAGTGGTTCAGTAACCCACCTAGAAGACTTGCAACTAATCGAAGGCGAAATCCTATCTTTGAACAAAAGTCCTTACAAGGATTACAAGTTTATGCTTGCAGGCTTCTACGATGGTGATTCAATTTGGCACAAGTACGAAAAGATTTTCACTTCAAACTACATTCTTGATGATAATAACTACGGAAGGATAAACGCAGCAGATGTTTATAGCTATGCACAAGCGTATAATTTAATGGACATCGGATTGATTCCTTTAAGATATAACGAGTTCAATAGAGCAAAGTCAGAATTAAAGATGCTAGAGATGGGTGCATTCGGTTTAGGTGTTATTGTATCGGATGTGGAATCCTACCAATGGATGAGCAAACACGGAAAGAACTGCTTAGTGGCAGGTAAAAAGGATTGGTACAAGTCAATGCGTAGATTGATTGAGAATCCTGAGTTGAGAAAAGACTTAGGTAGTCAACTAAAAGAAGATGTTATGCAAAATAGCAATGAAGCGTTATGGCGTAAGTACAGAATGGAATACTACGAGAGTATTATAAGTAACAAATAATATATTTAAAAATATGCAAAGCAGAAAAGTAAAAATTTCAGAGGTCAAGTCAAACCCAAACAATCCTAGACAAATAAAGGATGATAAGTTTGCAAAGTTGGTAAAGTCAATCAAAGACTTTCCTGAGATGCTAGACATTAGACCAATAGTAGTTAACGCTGATATGGTTGTATTGGGCGGTAATATGCGTTTTAAGGCGTGCAAAGAAGCAGGACTGAAAGAAGTGCCTATCATTGTAGCAGAAAACCTCACAGACGAGCAGCAAAAAGAGTTTATAATCAAAGACAACGTGAGCGGAGGTGAATGGGATTATGATATGCTTGCCAACGAATGGGAGGCAGAGCAACTAACTGAATGGGGTTTAGATGTTTGGAATCAACCTACAGATGTTGACTACTCGATACTTGACGGTGACGACGTATCAAAGGAACTAGGCGAAATGTCGAACGGGGTAAAGAAGGCTATATTAATTGAGTTTGAACTAGAGCACTATGAAGAAGCCTTAAAGATTATTAAATATTGGAGAGACAAAGAACTTTACATTGGAGGTTTTTTAATTGAACAATTAAAGCTAGAACAAGATAAAATATGATAATACCTCAGGATAACGGAAAAGATTACAGAACAAAAAAATTTGTAGAGTATCAACACGAAGTTCCGCCAGTTCATAGAGCGATTTTAATAAGTTACGCAAAAGACAAAAAGTTAAGCAACAATGATTTAATATTGTTAGCTTGGCTTATGTCTAACACTTATCACGAACTTACTGCAATACTTATGTTTGAAGAAGTAAAGTATTCAAATAATTATTATAATAATTTTAAAAATTGGTATTTACTAAACGAAAAAAAAATACAGTTTGGGTCCGCAAAAAAATATAACGCAATGAATTATAGATTTTTGACTACAATAGATTTTTACCAACAAAATTATGGAGAAAATTCATTTTACAAAATAAAAAGTAGTTTAGATAAAATAAAGGACCCTAATTTAAAATATGAATATTTAATAAACTTTAATAAAACTTGCAAGAATCACGGGCGTTTTTCTTCTGATTTGTTTAATGAAATAGTTTTAACGTTTCAGGAGGAAAATTTTTTTTACTTAGGAATAAAGCCAAGCGAAGTTTACGACTGGAACAATTGCGCTAATTTAACATCAGGCGTTTTAAATTTAATGTACTTAGATAATTTAGCTGAAAAGTTTGATAAAGGGTTAATGAAGCCTAACGAAATTAAAACGCTTAGCAAACACCTTAAAAATAAAGTATTACAAATACAAAATGAAATATTTAAGACTTACGGGAAAAAAGTTGAAACTTCTTTATTTATAGCAAAAATATGTTCTTTTAGAAATCTTTTTAAAAATAATAGATACGGAGGTTTTCACCACGATAGACAACTTGAATACTTATTAAAGTATAATAAAGAATTTCCGCATAAAAAAGAATTATGGGAAAGCATATTGAAATATAGGAGTCAAAACTTTAAAACAACTTTACTAGGAGAATTAAACGACTGGAAAGGAGTCAGGAAAAATAGAAAAAAAATATGGACTTCAACTGGTTATACGGGAGTTGAAAAAGAATCTTTAAAATTTATATGAGTATAGCTAAAAAGAAAATATTTTTTATTGTAGGTAATTACGGTGTAGGAAAATCAACTTTAATTGACCAACCTATATTGTCGCAAACAAAAATGTTCTTAGAAATCCGTAATAATGTATATGTATTAGGTAATAAGATAATTGGCGCCGATAGTTTATCTGCATTTAAAAAAGAATATGTACTAAAAGAAATAAAGCGCAATACAGATAAAAATATATTAATAGCAGGTAACTATTATTGTCAAATAAAAGATTTTGAAGAGTTAAGGTCATACTTTGACTTAGTTCTATGCTACTTAAAAACAGACTTTGAAAACAATCTAAAAAGGATATCGCAAAGAGGTAAAACAATAAACGTAGCTACATATAACAATAAACTTAAAAATCATATATCGTTAATAAAAAAAACCAATGGTATTAGAAAATTATATATTATAGACAATAACAGAACTATACAAGAAGTAAAGGATGAATTTTATAAAATATTAGATATAGAAACAAATGAAAAGAATAGACTTAAAACTAGTTAAACACTCTGTAAAGATAGGAGATAAATGCGAATACATTGAACCTAACGTAACAGAGGATTGTATATTTTACGATAACGACGAACCGATAGGATTTTACATGACTAAGATGCCTGACAATATGTGTAAACTTGCAGACTTAGCTGATAAAGAACTTAGGAGCAAAAACGTACCTAAAACAAAAATGAACCGTCCAACCGCAGAAGGCTACGACGAAATCACTGGTAAAGGAATCTATAAGTATGTTTCTCAATTTAGTACAATTATAGGTAGCTGCCCGCCAAAACCTCATATGAGAAGGAACTATGCTACACTATCATCCGTTCATTCAGTAAAGACTGCGCAAACTTTTATAAAAGCAATGTTATTACTAGCTAAAGAGAGCGAAAAACTAATAAAAGAAATAATGCCGAATCAATATGATAGACAAGTAGAACTTTTTAAAGACACGAACGACAAGTGGAAGTTTGGAAGCCTGTTTACTAGTTCAATCTCAAACTATAATATATCAGCACCGTTTCATAGAGACAACGGAAACGTACAAGGAGCCGTTAATGTAATTATTTGCAAGAAGCACAATTCAAAAGGCGGCGATTTACATATACCCGACTATAACGCAACCATAGGGCAAAAAAATAATTCAATACTAGTATATCCTGCTTGGAAAAACGTTCACGGGGTTACGCCAATTTTACCTACACACGAAGGAGGATACAGAAACTCGCTTGTATTTTACCCGCTTAAAGCATTTAAAGGATTAAAAGACTAAACCTATGGCATACGATAGAATAAAAATATACAACCAAGCACTTGACCTAATAGAGAAGAAGAAACTTTTTTTTATTGAGGATGTAGTAACTTTACTGCCTTGCGATAAGACAACTTTTTATAGGTTTTTTGAAGTCGAAAGCAACGAATACAACACTATAAAAGAGGGACTGGACAAAAACAAGATTGAAGTCAAGAACGGACTGCGGAATAAATGGTACAATGGAAACAACCCTTTAACGCAAATGGCACTCTACAAACTGATTGGAACGGAGGAGGAGTATCACAGAATTGCCAGCACGAAGACTGAGAATAAAAACATCAATATTGAGAAGCCTATTTTTAACGGATTAGACTTGAACGTCAAAAACGAAGAAACTGAGTAAAACCGCTTGTCTATACGGCGAGCAAAACGCACTATGCTACAAAAAACAACTGCACAAGATAAGATAGCTTTACTCAATAAAAGGATAAGAATAGTACGTGGCGGAACTTCAAGTTCAAAAACGTTTAGTATTTTGCCTATGTTAATTCATCACGCCATCACGAATCCGAACCAAGAGATAAGCGTAGTAGCCGAAACTATCCCCCATTTGCGAAGGGGTGCGCTGCGTGACTTCTTGAAGATAATGGATATGATAGGTATGTTTGACGATGCCTGCTATAACAAGTCAACAATGACATACAGATTTAATAGCGGTTCATTTATTGAATTCTTTAGTGCGGATAACCCTGCTAAGTTAAGAGGTGCAAGAAGGGATGTGTTATTTGTAAACGAGTGCAATAACATCACTTGGGAATCTTACTACCAATTAGCAATAAGGACTAAGAAGTTTATTTACTTAGACTATAATCCTGTTTCTGAGTTTTGGGTAGATACAGAACTGCTGAGCGATGCAGATGCAGAAATGATAGTCTTAACTTATAAAGACAACGAGGCACTTGAACCGAGCATAATAAGGGAAATCGAAAAGGCAAGGGATAAGGCATCCACATCAACTTATTGGGCTAATTGGTGGAACGTTTACGGATTAGGTCAGATAGGAAGCCTGCAAGGAGTGGTGTTTGATAATTGGCAGCAGGTGGATTCAATTCCTTTGGATGCTACCTTAGTTTCATACGGCATGGACTTTGGCTTTACGAATGACCCTAGCACGCTGATTGGGATATGGAAGTCAGATGGCAAACTCTGGATTGATGAATTACTCTACCGAACCAACATGACCAATAACGACATCGGAAACTTTTTAAAGTCTATTGAGTTTGGGAGAAATGAATTGATATGCGATAGTGCTGAACCAAAATCTATTGAAGAACTTTACAGGCAGGGGTTCAATGTTAAGCCATCAGTAAAAGGGGCGGACTCAATCAAGATAGGAATAGACACATTAAAGCGATACGAGTTAATGGTTACTAAACGCAGCACGAATCTAATCAAAGAACTGCGAGCCTACCAATGGGAAACAGACAAGGAGGGAAAGCTAACAGGCAAGCCGACAGATAGCATGAACCACTTATTAGACCCTTTAAGATATGTTGCGCTGCTTAAATTAAACAACCGACCTAGCGGAAGGTATGCTGTAATGCGAGCATAATCAACAAGTTAAAAAAACAATTACACAAAACTAAATAAATATATTTAAAGATATGGAGCGGGAGTTCAAAGAAATAACCATCAAGGAATACGTTAGCACATTGGCACAGATGCCTTATGAATCTGAATTAGAATACTTGCAGAGGCGTGTATCAATCGTTTTAAGGCAACCAATCGAATCAATCAAGGCTTTGCCTCACACTATCTTTATAGATTACGTAGATAGGTTAAAAGCGATTGAGGATAACTTGAGCGGATACAAGATTAAAAAAAAAATAAAGATTAGCGGTAAGTGGTTTGCAGTTGACACCGACATAATGAAGATAACCACAGACCAATTTATTGATGCCTCAGCATTTAGCAAGGTAGCCGAAAAGGAACTTCATAAGTTTATAGCTGTATTCCTAAAGCCTATGACTTGGCGATTTGGAAAGGTTGCAGCATACGATGGCAAAGCACACAAAGAAATAAGCGACCTAGTGTTTGAGAAGATGACTATGAAAGATGCTCAACCACTTCTGGTTTTTTTTTGCAAGGTCTTACGAGAATTATCTATTCATATAAGAACCTCTTTGGAGGCGGAGGTGGAGGCGATAGTAAAGGATTTGAATCCAAATGGGGATATATCGTTACAATCGATAACCTCGCAAATAGAGATGCTACAAAGTGGGAATACTTCTTTAAAATGAACGTGATTGAATTTTTAAATTTAATATGTTACCAAATAGACAGGGAAGACAATGAGCGCAAACTATGAGGCACTACTTGGTTCGATAGGTGAAGATTACGTTCCTATTGAAAACATTAAGTTTGACACCTTTATTGGGCGGTCATTGTTCAACGTGGCTAATGAACTCAGCGAGGCGTTAAAGAGTAACCTTGACCAAGCAGACCTAAGGGATTCAGAGTTAAAGCAATCAATAGTTGCTATGCCTGTAAGTGTGGCAGGTAATGAATACTACGTGGCAATCGAAGGTAATGATTATGCGTTCTTTGTCAATAGTGGTGTTAACGGATTAAGAACTAAGCATGGCTCAATTTATAGTTTTAGGACTAGATTCCCAAGTAAGCCAATGGTCGACAACTTAATGAGGTGGATAACTAAAAAAGGTATTCCACTAGATTCAAGATACAGCCAAACTAGAAACCTAACCAAAAGAGCAAGGGCAAAGGCTCAGATAGACGAGAAAAGAAAACGAGCCACTGCGATTGCGTTTGGAATAAAGCAGAACGGAATTAAACCGACCTATTTTATAGACACGGCAATAACAGATACAGAGGTTACAAGAATGAGTAACGCAATAGCAGAGAAATTCGGCAAGCAGATAATAGTAAGTGTAGAGATAAACTTGACAAGATGATAACAATAATAGAAAGCCCTAATAATTGGCAGAATTTATTTAATGAAATAGTAATAGGCGTAAGTGGTGGAAATAGCACTCAGCCTAATTATCAGTTTCTTTGTGATGTAAACGTAAGCGGACAGAGCAACCCTGTAACTAGGTTAACTTTACCTAAGCAACCACTAGTAGGAACTGTCCAAATAAACGTGGCAGACATAGTAAAGAACTACGTGACCTTTGATTTTGGCGGATTCAACTCTACCGATATAGTGCCTTGCGTTAATTCACAAGCTAGATATTGGTTGCAGTTAGGCGAGATATACGACAATGCAAGCGGAGTGCCTGTTATTTATCCTAACCTTGCTCAGTTCGGAACAAGTGGAAGCCCAAAGCTAGGCAGCAATGCGATATTTGACTTCTTGGATTGGACTAAAACTGCATTTAGTCCTGGCAAACAATTAAAGACAACTAATAAAGTTAGCTTAAACGATAACTCATATCGTGAAAAGATTAGAATAAATCAGCAAAGATTCTTAACCTTCTTTGATTTAAGCAATGAGATATTTATAGTTGATGTAAATGTTTACAATAGTGCAGGCACTTCAATAGATTCGAGTTCATATTCAACTTATACCGCAGCAACAGGAATAGTATCGTTAAATATTGGGGAATCGTTCTTGACTTTTATGGGTGTATCTATTGCAGGTGCAGCATATTACAGAGTGGATATAAAGAATAGCAGCGATGAATTAGTATTTACAAAGACAATAGACGTAGATAGTTCATGCGCCAATTACGAGATATATCGTTTACATTGGCTTAACTCATTGGGCGGCTTTGATGCGTTTAACTTCACAATGGTAAGTACTGAAAGCGTAGAGATAGAAAACAAAGAATATAAAAAGGTTCAGGCTTTAGGCTACCAAAAAACAGATAGGCTTAAAACAAAATACTTCACTAAGCTAACTGAGCGCATAACACTTAACTCAGACTTATTGACCGATGCAGAATCAGCAGCACTTGAACAGCTAGTAGTTAGCCCAGTGGTAATGTTGGAAACGAGTGCGACAAGTTACGTGCCTGTTAACATAGTTGCAAATAATTATGTGAAGCGTAAGTACGAACAAGGCAGGCAGATTCCAAATCTTCAAATCAGCATTGAGTATTCATTCGATAATTATCGCCAAAGTTTATGATGCAAACCGAAATAAAAATACTTCAATACTTAAATGGGCAAGTGGTTAAAACTTTCATCCTAGACCTTTACGATAACATCCCTATTCCTGTTAATAAGTCAATCATAGATATTAAAGAACCTGAGAAAAGAAAGTCAGATTACACGCTACCTATCAAAGTGCCTGCAACGGCAAACAATAGAGCGATATTTTCAAACATCCAAGACTTAAACAGGTCCACTAGCAACACAACTGTGACAAACTTCAATCCTGACTTTAACGTAAACTTGAAGTCTGAGGCGTTAATTATTCGTAGTGGTATAATCCTTATGAGAGGCAATTTGCAGCTAACACAGATACCTGTAAACGACCAAGAAGCCGAGTTTGAGTTGGTTATTATTGGCAAACTTGCAAACCTATTCCAAGACTTAGGAGATAAGAAGTTGTCAGAAATTGACTTGTCAGAATATAACCATA